TTATTAACCTTTGCGTACTCTTTGTATTTGTTTAACTTGTAGTTATATGCACTTATGGTTTCCTCGGCAAAACTTTTCACTCTTTCTAACTTTTCAATATTATCTGATGTAGATATATTTTTAAGCTCCTTGACTTTGGTGTGTATACTTTTCTCTTTATCTGAATATCGTTTCTGTATAGTATTCTTGTCTCCGTCTAACTCTGAGTATACTTTGCTGTATCTTTTCTGATTCTCTTCTTCGTCTATTAGCTGTTGAGAGTAGTCTGTCTTTCCAAAATTTCTAAGAAGTATCTGCACCTCCTTTATCTCCTCATTTGCTAGATTATAAAGCTCTTCAAATACAGTTATATCTAAGAATTGAGAAAGAAGATCTTTCTTCTCCGTCTGTGACTGATCAATAAATCCAGTACTATTGTTTTGTACTGACATTGATGTTAACACAAAGTCATTATATAAACCTAGATAACCTCTTATATTTTTATCAGTCTGAGTTCTCTGCTCTCCATTTAAAGATATTATCGTATCGTCTTCACCTATCATCCAGAAATTAACGTCAACTCTAACGTGGCCCTTTTTTTCTTTAACACCTTTTCTTTCTATGAAATATTGTATACCGTCTATCTCAAAGTTAAGCTTACATGAAAAATTCTTTTTCTTATTGTTCAGTACATCAGATGCGGATTTAGTTCTAGAGCACTTATGGAAAGCGCAAAACATTAGTGCATCAAGTATTGCAGACTTCCCTGCGTGGTTGGGAGCAAATACGCCTACGACATCTCTAAGTTTGCTAAAGTCTATTACATTGTCTTCACCATAACTGAACATGTTAGAAAATTCAAACGTTTTAGGCAGCCACCTAACACCTCTAGATATTTCTATTGCTGAAAGATGTTTATTAAGTTCAGTGTTTATATTTTTTATTCTGCGTATAGTCTCAGAGTCAGCTGAATGATTTGTTCCTATGTATTCTTCAAGCAATTCGTTTTGATATTGTACATCTCTTATATCTCTTGTTAACGAGCGTGTTGTTTTATTCTGAGCATTGAGTTTGTCGTTTTTTATTATAACTATGTCTGTAGTTTTACATTTGCATTTTATTTCTTTTATTATATCTTTCAGCTGAGCCCTTGTTGTGTTGTTAGTACGTATTCTTACTCTAGGATATTTTGGTATGCTGTCTATATTTGGCAGTATGCCTTCGCTGACGTTTATAGTGTAAAACCCATGCACATTTTCAAAGTTCCTGAATTCAGCTTTTCTTTTCTCTACATCCCATATAGCACAACCGTGGTTATCAAACGATTCTCCAAAATTCTGCTGTATTAAAGACCCTACCTGGAGTATTGTTTCATCTGTATCGTAAAACTGTCTCTTGTGTATATCTCCAAGCATAGTCATATCATAGCCATCAAACATAGATGATTTTAAACTATCACTTTCAACTTTATATCCTGCATCAGTGTATGACATATCAAGTGCTCCGTGGAAAAGAGCAACTTTAGTCTCACCTTCAAAAGAATTAGATTTTATAAAAGTCTTCGGGTCGTCGAAAATACTAAACACTGCAAAGTGAGTGTCGGCTATTAAATGCACTGCAGAGTCTTTAAGATAGTGAAGCTGTGGGTGGTTTAAAGATTCAATCATCGGAGTAAGAGAGTCAAGCCTAGACGAGTTATTTAGATTTGCATCGTGATTACCAGTTATAACTATCGTATGCCGTCTGTCTGCTAGATTTTTTAAAAACTCGCACGTTAGCTTTATAAGCTCAGGTGATATATCAGTCTTACTATGTACGACGTCGCCTCCTACATATACTATTGAGTTTTTAGGAAGATCGTCAACTTCTTTATACAGCTGTCTAAATACTTTTCTATATTCCTTATGTCTCTGATAATTTCTTATGTGTATATCAGCAACATGCAATACTTTTTCTAATTTGTTAAATCCTACATCAATCTTGTTAAAGTCCAAATTTCATCTCCAGTAATTTTGCAAAATCTACAGGCTTTGATTTACTAATCAGCTCTGTTATCTTTTTATGTCCTAATGTGCTAGGATCTTCGTCATCTTGCATTTCAATTATTCTAACGTCTATATTTTCTGATTGCAAGTATTCGCATAGTTTTATAGATTCACTCTTTGCATCGCTATCTAAAACTATGTTAACTCGCTTAACTTTGTTCTGTCTTATTTTCGCTCTTAACGACTTAGGGAGGAACTTTCCAAATATTGGTATGGAGTTCTCGCCAACTGCTATTGCATCAAAAACACCTTCGCATATATTTATATCTTCATTCCAGTTTATTAGTAACTCAAACCCTATAACATCTTTAGATGTCTTAGGATTCTTGTGCTTAAAGTCACTTTCGTAATAAGCTCTACCTACAAAGTAATTTAATATACCAAAGCTATCGTAGCTAGGTATTACTACCATTCCTTTATATTGGCCTGAATCACAATAACCTATATTATATCTAAGCACATCTGTCTTTGTAATTCCTCTTGATTTTAAATACCTTGCAGCGTTTCTGAATTCAGGGTTGTTTTTATCGCCATCTACAATCGGCTTAAACTCTAAAGGAAGTGATACATGTTCTACTTCTTTTTCACGGTCAACTTTACGTTTAACACCCGTAAGCATGTGTAACTCTTTAACTCTGCCGTGTGATCCCACCTGCCTAAATATTCTTTCAGCACCTACTCCTTTAACTCCACATACCCAGCAGTGCCATTTTTGAGTTATAATGTTTATAACAAGTTTCTTTTTGTGATGATTGCAGTATGGACATGTGAAAGTTGCTTCATTTCCACTAGTCATTGATTTCCCTAATACATTTTCAAAAAGATTGAGTAAGCGTCTACTTTTATTCATGTATATAATATAACAAATTTTTCCGAGTTATTAAAGCTTTATCTCGTTTATTTTCTTTTCAGTGTCATCTGTAAATCTAACCCTAGCAAATCTTCTAGGGCCTATACAGTCGTTATAAAAGTCGTCTTTAACTGACACGTGGTATCTATGATGTATATTTTCTTCTAAGTAGTTTACTTGTCCTTTGGTTTCCCCTATTATCAATATTTCAAACTTGAACTTATCTTTACCTAATGTTTCAATATCTTTGTTCAATGATTTTGATGAGCCTGTATATTCTCTCCAGTTAGAATCTTTTCTGATAATCTTGCGTCTTTTCTTGCCTGCTACTTTGACACGTCTCGTTGTACCAAAGTACTTTCGGCCTATATATTTCTTACCTGATATTATGTTTGTAATTAAGTAGACAAAACCAAAAAGATCTTCAGGTGCCTCGCTTATAGGCTTTCCTTTATATAACCAATGACTCATATTTTATGTATCGAATGCTACAACAAAAGAAGTGTCGTAGTGAGGGGATTTCTGTATTGGTCTAGAGAGCTTTCCAACTGCCAGTAGTCTAGCTTGGTCATCATATAAACCTATTGTTGTGATATATGGGCCCCAGTCTGAAGCAGTTACAAACGTATGGATTGTACTCAGCTTTTTATCGTCGAGAAGAGTAGGATTCATAGTGAAGCCATACTCCTTTTCTTTTATGTGACAATTATATTCATGTTCTATTATTGTATGTGTATTTCTAAAAGACATAGTACATTCTGAAAATATACTGCCGTTTGCACTTGTATAATTCTCTTCAGGTGCCGTGAATGTAATTAGACCATGATTGTAAAATACGTTACCTACCTTGTTTTCAAATGAAGGGTTAGCCTGCACAAAGTTAACTTCTTTTACAGCTAAATTATCTTGGAATATCATTATCTGGCTTATGCCGCCTTTGAATTGATTTTTATATTCAGTAGTATCTTTATATTTTCTAGAATACATAGCGTCAGTTGACTGTCTTCTATACTTTGTTCCTGGATCCCAAGGTCTCGCACCTATAACTAAGTCAGCTTTATTATATGTAGAACCTGAGGGCATTGTTGCTGAAGACTGGAGTGACCCATCTACATAAAAATAAATGTGGCTGCCTGATTTTGTAAGTACTATATTGTTAAAGGCCGTGGACTGACTTACTACATGAGGGCTGTTTAAGTATACTGTTTGGTGGCCGTTACTCACAGCTGCTTGGTATGTCCCTGCATTTCCTATAGAAACACTACCTGAGTTTGCTCCTTTTGATCCTTCAGAATTAACATATCTTATAGAAAATGGAAACGCACCTTCATTGTGAGGGTCGTGTTTAGAAATTATATAGTTGTGGTGTTGGTGATTAGATCCGTCTGCGCTTGCTGTAACTTGGAAGCGTGAAGCTGATACTCTTACATATACCGAAAAGTCATCTGCTATAGTGTTATCTTTTAGTCTCGCTGTTCTGAAGTCAAATTGGTGTCTGTCTTTTATAACTAACATACTAGATTTTTCTTTGTTCAATCTAGATCTTGTAGTTTCAGGGCGTATACCATCAAGCTCTATAAATGTCATCTCAGCTGCTGATGAGGTTCTAGGCTTAAAGTTGTGACCTTCTACTCTGTTTGGATATGGAGACCGTTCAAAAAATCTTGTCTTGTTTTTTAAATCATAGTATTCCTTACCTTTGTCTCGATAATAACTACTACTTGCAAGTGCGTTTATACTGTGTGCACTGGTCTTTTTACCTGCTGTGTTATACATATCTGTAAAGTTCATTGAGAATAAACTTTTTGATGTGTAGCTTATAGTTTCGCCTGGCACATCTAGATATAGAGAAGAATCTATCAAGTTACCAAACGTGTCATCAACAAGAGTTGTACTACCAGAAATTATAGATACAGAGCCTTTTTTAATAGACTCACCAAACATTTTCTGAGGGATTGATATTATACCTGCTGATTTACCTAGTGCTCTTATTTCTTTTTCATAGCCATTATTATCTAATGTCCAACAAGGATCATCTGGATTTGTATAATACATTCCCTGTATAGAGTCGTGTAAACTTCTTTTGAAATATCCGTTAGTAGTTACCGGGTGGAGTGATGGTGTTACAACTTGTAAATAAGAACCCATTTCGCTTGCAAGAAACTGAGTATCGTCGAACACTGTATCATAAGCAAACACGCTCAGAGATACTATTCGT